TCACTGTGCGCAGTGATGCTGAACTGGGGTTGAGGCATTTTTCCAACGCTGTGTGACTGCATGCCTGCACACATACTGGTTAAAGAGCGGCTTTGCCTTGTACAATAGAACGGTCAGCAGGTAGCATGCATTGCCTGTGCCAAGTAAGTTCCACTTATTACCTTCTGAGAGATTTTGAAATGCGTCTGTAAGTTCTGATTCTATGTTGTGCGTCACCCCGTTTGAGATGGCGGTGATGTGTGATGAACATGTGATGAAAGCGCTTTTATGACACATTTCCATGCAGTTTTTTCTGCCGACGATACGGCTTTCCACCCATCTGGATTTGCGTTGCACTTGCAGCCAGCCAATGTGCCATTGGCTGCGGTTTGCAATCACGCGGCAACCCCCTGGCTTGAACTGAAGCATATCAACTTGACCCTGAGTGATGGACGGGTGCTTTTTAATGATGCAAATGCCAGTTTTCATATTTCCAGCTCTGCTGCTCTGGTTGGCCCCAATGGGGCCGGAAAGAGCCTGTTGTTACAGATCATGGCAGGTTTGCTTCAACCCAGCGGCGGGAAAGTGATGCGTATGTTGCCGGTTGTGTATATTCCTCAGAATATGGAAGCGCCCAGCGACTGGACGGTTGCCGACATGGTGGGTTTAACTCCGATGCTCAATGCCTTGACGCATATTGAGCAAGGGAGGGCCGAGCAGGCAGATTTTGATCTGGCAGAAGGCTATTGGGAGCTGTTGCCGCGCATGCAGGCCCAGTGGTTAAGTTGCAGCCTGCCTGACCTGGCCATGCAGATGCCTGCTGCAATGCTCAGCGCGGGGGAGCGCATCAAAGTCGTTTTATGCGCCGCCTTTGCGAGCCAGGCAGGTGCGCTGATACTGGATGAGCCGACCAACCACCTGGATCGGGATGCCAGGTATTGGCTTTATCAAAAATTAGATTCGTGGACAGGCGGCATTGTTGTTGCCAGCCATGACCGCGACCTGTTGAGTCGAGTGCAGAATACCGTTGAAATTGGTGACACGCGGTTGAAACATTATGGCGGTAATTATGCGTTTTATGAGCAGCAATCGCAGGCGGAAATGCAGCGAGCGGTAAAACATCTGGAGCAGGCCAAGTGTGAAAAGAAGCGGGTTGAACGCGAGTTGCGCAAACAGCATGATCAATTGCAAAGACAAATCGTTCGAGAAAATGCAAAAGCGAAAGTAAGTAATCATTCCGGACTTTACCTAAGTCTCCTGAAAGAAAGTGCCGACCATACCCGGGGGAGAAAAAAACGACAGCTTGGTCAAATGAAAGCACAGGTGGCTGCAACCGTGCAAAAGGCTGCACAACAGGTTCAGGCAGACCGCTCTGTTTTTGTCATGCTGCCTGAAAGTCAAGTTCCGGCGGGCAAACAAATTTGCCAGCTCGATGAATTAAAGACCTTGTATCCTGCCGGAAATGCACCTTTGAGCATGACTCTGAATGGCCCGGCACGGGTAGGCGTTGTGGGGCCCAATGGCTGCGGGAAAAGTGTTTTGATGAAAACCCTGGCAGGTTGGCTGATGCCTGCAAGTGGTGCGTGCCATGTGGGGGTGCCGTTTGTATGGTTTGACCAAATGCCAGAAAAACTGCTGCCTGGTGAACGCAGTGTGTTGGAGCAATTGAAGGTCAACAGAAGTCCGGTGCCGGAAAGCCAGCTTCGCATGCAACTGGCACAACTCGGGCTGGATGCGGTTCATGTGCATTTACCTGCTGCACAACTCAGCGGCGGACAATGGCTGAAAGCGGCACTGGCATGCGCATTGTGGGTAGAAAATGCGCCCCAACTGTTGTTGCTGGATGAGCCAACCAACCATCTGGATTTATGGGCTTTGCGTGCGCTGGAAGGTGCTTTGTCTGCTTTTCCCGGAGCCATGCTGGTTGCGTCGCACGACAGGCTATTTTTGGAAACATTGAAATTAACGCATATGTTGTCATGGTCAGAGGACCGGTGGATGCTCAATGATGCCTGAGAGCGAGAACCTTTAGTTTTTTACCCTGATAGCAAAGGATATATGGTGAAAATTCATTCTGGTCAGAATGGGAAAATTCATATATAATCTCTAATCTTTTCGGGGTGTAGCGCAGCCTGGTAGCGCAACTGCTTTGGGAGCAGTGGGTCGTACGTTCGAATCGTATCACCCCGACCACATAACTATATGATTATATTCATATATTTTCTTACTCAAAACATTGAAGCAGTGTTTTGATCATCTAACCAAAATAAAAGCATCTAACGGGTAGCAGAGATTTTTACAGGTTTCTGTTGGCGAATGTATTCGCTCGTTTGCTGTTGGGTTGTGTGTCCTCCCATTCTCTGTGCAGCCGTAATGCCTGCATATTCATCCTTGTCTGTGAGGGCTTTAGCTCTCAGATCGTGGAAATGGATATTTCCTATCCCGGCCCGTTTGATGGCACGCTTCCAGGCTGTAGAAGCCCCGGAATATGAGTAAGGCTTTCCATCCTGAGTTGTGAAGACATTGCTTGTAATGGTTTTCTTCTCTTTTTTCAAGTCAATCAAACGCTGTTCTAATTCTTTGAGTTTAGGTGTCCATTCAATGAGTACCTTGGCGCCTGTCTTTTGGGTTTGAAAAATGATGCCTGCTGTTGTCATTTGTGACCATTCCAGTGCCAGCAGGTCGCTTATTCTTTGACCTGTCAGGTACGCCATGTCGATCAGGGCGCAGATCATCAGTCCCGATCTGGTTTTAAGTCCGTCCAATCCATACATCGCCGCTACTTTTATCCTTCTGATTTCTGAATCCGTTACATACCGTTTGCGTGGTGGTGTTGGCATTGTTTTAATATGCTCCACTGGGTTGTCTGTGCGGTATCCTTTTTCAATTGCGTAGCGCATTAAATCGCGCATCATTGCCCTGTACATGTTGTATGTACGGGGCTTTTCTTTGAATGGCTTGATAGCTTCAATGACATCAGGGGCCTGTACTTCGCTGGCATTAAATTCAATGAATGCTTCCTTCAAATTTTGAGAAATACGGATTTCATCTTTTTGAGTTTTGATGGCGTGTTTTGTCATGACCTCTTTTTGCCAGTCCTCAATCAGCTTTTTCATGCTTTCGTTTCTGGAGTCAGTTTGCATGAACTCTGAAAGCGCTGCATACATAGCTGGCAAACCATCCCGAACCGATGATAGCCTTATCCATTTACGTTTTTTGCCCTGGGCAAGAACATAATAGTATGCGTTAAACTTTTTGTAGACGTTAGACGGTAGTTTCATGTTTACCTACCCGGAACGCTTGGCGGTTTTATGAAGGTGACTGGCAGTTGCAGTGGATTAAATCAATGGAGGTGGTGTGATGGATAAATGCCCGGACTGCAAAGAGGCAGAAATTAATCCAAACCACCCGATATTCCGAAGTGGTTGCAGGCAATGTGCAAAAAGGCAATTAAAAGCGGCTCCTCAAAAGAATGGCCTGACATCTCCCCAAACATGGGTTGGAGTTAGGCCCAAAGCAGTTTTGAAGGAAAAGGGTAGCGAACCAAAAACTGGAACGCTGGAGATGAAGATTTTGGTGGCGTTATTAAAAGCATGGCACAACAGAAGCATGCTGGCTAAGGATGTATGGAAATTCGATATCCAAGATTTTGACCGGGTTGACAGGGATGCTGCGATTCTGTGCGAGCAGGATTATGGTCTGTACTCAGTATTGGTTGCCCATTATCGGCTTGGAAAACTGGCATTAAGCGATGAACAGACCTACCAAACAGAGGAATACTATCGGCAGCTTGGTAAGGCCCATGAGTGGATGCTTGAGCATCTCAAAGACGTAATCCAGAAACATTTGTGGAAAAAGGTGAGCCAATGACAGAACCGATCTTTAAAAGCATTGTTCAGGCTGTACACGTTGCATTCTTGATGGAGATCGTCATACCCAGCACCAAGGGACAGACTGAAATCTGCATACAGCATCTGATGGAGAACAGCGGGCACGTTTTCCAGGGGATACCTGAACCGGTAGTCAACACCAAAGGAATGCGTCAGGAAGACTGGTTTGCCCAATGTGCACTGATCCGGCAAAAGGTGGAGGAAAGGCTTCCCCCACCAGAAAGAGATGCCATCTGGGCGCGGTATGGGCAGTATGACAACCGGATCAATGTATTCACCAAGTCAGATGGTATAGAAGGGATGGCTGCTTATGTTGAAAGCGTATCGAAGCTTAAAGGGGATGCTCTGCTGGAGTTAACAGCTAACTTCTATGGTTTGACCAGGTACAACAAGAAAGGGAGAAAGATCGCTCCACCGTCGTTACGTGACATTGCTGACAGGTACAGCAAGTCTTTGAGGGATTTGACGATAACAAAGCAGATCATTGGCAAATACTCAGCCAGTTTGGAAATGGAGGCGCTGAAGAAGCTCTCTGTGATACTAAACAACGAAATAACTGAACAAGCAGAAATTTCTTGACTTTTGGTAACACATGAGGTAATATTTATCTATTCTCGGGACGAATTGCGTATAGAGAAAAAGTAAAGCCACCCACCAGCGGTGGCTTTTTTGTTGTGGGGTAGATTGAAAGTATTCTGATAATTAAGCGCGTGATTCAGAGCAAACCACATTAATAGACTTTTCGTTAATATTGGTGCCTGCTTTCTTACTAAAACAGGCTGCTATCCTGCGCCTATATTCACGGCATCTTGTGTTTGGAGGAGTAGGAGCAGGTATTGTCTTTTCAAAAGAAAACTCCCAAGCAGGAGATTTTTGATTATCGAATTCATACTCACAGTCTTTATATCCGACATTCCCCATTTTGTCATTTGCTATGACTTCATAAATAGCTTCTAATAATTTTTCCAGGCCATCATCGTTTATGTTTCCTTTTTTAAAATAGACAAAAATTGAGAAAGCTTTCTTTTTTTGTGAATTTGAGTCGTTCATATTATTCCTTTGGGGAATTTTTTGTTGGGGAAGAGAGTTTCACGGTGTTTGAAAAACTTATGCTTTCTTGTCCCCCAGGTGGCTTTGTATCCATTTCCAAGTATCTTTGGACAAGAATCCTTGTATGGGGTCAGCGACTTCTATTAGGAGAAATTGAAATTGTTCACTTCCTTCAAATCCAACCAGGAGTTTACGAAGTTGATCTTTTGGTGTTTCGGTCACAAAAACGATTGCACAGACTTGTTCGCCAGCTGACAGGACGCGCCAATTGTGACCAGCGCATTCCTCTACAACGGCCCGGATTTTTCGCACATTTACAGCTTGAGAGCGAAGATTTGGATAAAACAGCGTAAGTTGGTATAGCGCCATTAATAAATCTCCTATAGGAAAGATTGGACACCTTTATTCTATAGGAACGCCGCAACCCCCACCAAGTAGGCCAATAGACGAACCGTGGGGCTTTTTGTTAATAAGACTCTTCATCTGTAATGATTAAAAGTTCAAGTGAGCCGACACCATCTTCAATGATATCCAAATGGTGGCTTCCTTCATGGACACGTACGTCTTTGTCAGCAAGGTGAGAAAATTGAGGATCAAGTTCAATGGCAGAAGAAATTGCGACTTCAAGTAAAGGTCTAAGTTTTGAGAATGGCAGACTATAGTCCAAATCGAAATACTTTAGTGCAGGACCAAAGACAACTCGACGTGTTTTTTTGTTAATTTGAATTACTTTGATGGAACTGCTGAGACTCGGAGATTTGATTTTTTCAAGCGCTGCCTCAGACAAAAAACTGGATCTACTCTTCAAGTTGAAGCGACTGACATAGTTGTCAATGGCTGCAATAATCCGTTGAGGTATTGTGACATTGATTTTTTCAGTTTTCCCTTGAAAAGGAGTGATATCGACATCAATGAATCCCCATCCCATATCTCTGAACTCTTTTTTGAATCGTAAGGTTTCTATGGGAGAAGGAGTGGGGATGTTTTTACCTTGGCTAGCAATATTTTGAAGTTCAAGGTCAGCTGCCTCAATTGCTGCTTCAAATGCTTTTTCAATCGTATCACCGCTAGTTGAAGCATTTAAATCAGGAATGTGAATGCCATGTGCAGTTGCGTCATCACCCCATTCAATAACAATTGGATATTTCATAGTTTAAATCTCCTATTTTGTTTAACATGAGAGAATTATAACTCTGGAGTTATTTGTTTGCAAAATAATTATAACTCTAGGGTTATGTTTTTGGCGTGTGAAAAGAGACAAAAAACCAATAGTTAGACCAAGCGATGAGTACATTGAATGATCTGCAATCAAAGCTGAAAAGCTTTTCCAAGCAGGTCAAATATGCTCAGGCGCGGGCACTGACTAAAGTAGCCCGTCAGATGCAGGCAGATGAGCAGGCCAACATCGAAAGCACCTTCGATAATCCAACACCGTTTACTGTCAATTCAGTGAAATCATTCGGTGCCAGACGTGATGACCTGAGAGCGAAGGTCTTTATACAGAGCATAGCGGCAAGTTATCTGGATCCGTATGAGAATGGTGGCATTCGCAAACTCAGTGGCAATGCATTGCTCAACCCCAAGGGTGTAGCGCTCAATAAGTATGGCAACCTGGCACGCAACAAGACATCGACACTGACAGCCAAGCCTAATGTGTTTGTGGGGACAGTAAAGACATCGCGTGGTGATGTACGAGGTATCTGGCAACGCAAGGCAACAGCCAGAAGGCGCAGAACCGTATCCAGGAAGCAGACCAGCCAACTGAAACTGTTAATCCGGTTTGGTGATGCACTACCAGTAAAGCAGGAGTTAGGCTTCTACGATGTGGCGCAGAAGACAGTAAGCCAGCATCTGCAGCTGGCAATGCAGGAAGCAATACGTGAAGTATTTGAGATGGCAAAATGAAGGTTTATTTTTGTAAAATAGAATTATTTACAAATATGTTTTGTATTAAAATGTATGATAACATTTAATCATGTCATATCAAGCTGAGCATGGAAAAGACGGGATGTATCTTATATCTTCTCCTGCTATAGAAGAAGGCATGCTGGGTGCCAGCGGTATTGTTGTGTAGTAACTGCTGATCAAAAAGACTAATTTGAAGTGACAAGTTCGCTTTCATATTTAATAGTTGTTACGACGGAGAAACGCATGGTATTCTTTGTTTTCCAGGCAGGAAAATTGAGACGTTGGTTGAAAAAAAATGCACTTGATAAGCCCCAAAGCAGATTAAGTGTTCTTGTTTATGGTGTAAGCCTTTCTTATTAAGAGATTTAGAGGCTTTGATCATGACGGGTAAGCTCTATCATGATATTAATGTTTATGACGCAACCCAAGCGCGTCTACGATTGGTATTTCAGCACTTCAAGCGTGTTTGTGTAGCTTTCTCTGGTGGTAAGGACAGTTCAGTTCTATTGCATCTGGCGCTAGATGTTGCCAAAGAAATGGGACATGGTGTTGTACACGCGTTATTTATTGATCTGGAGGGGCAATATCAGGCGACAATTGAACATGTCACTGAGGTATTTGATCGCAGTGACGTGCATCCCTGGTGGGTGTGCTTGCCTCTCAATCTTCGCAATGCATCTAGTTTGCAACAACCATACTGGTGCGCTTGGGAGCCAGGACTTGACGCACAATGGATCAGGCCAAAGCCTCAACACCCTTCCGTAATTAGTGATCCAGATTTTTTCCCTTTTTATCGTTATCGCATGGAGTTCGAAGAGTTTGTTCCCGAATTCAATGCTTGGTTGGCTCAGGACGAACCTACGGCATTTTTGGTTGGCATCCGTTCAGATGAATCACTCAATCGTTACCTGGCTGTAAAGCGCCGTGCACGAATCAAAAAATGTGCATGGACACCTCCTGGATCATCTAAACCGATTATTTGGAGTGCTCGGGATCGGCACGATAGCCAGGCAGTTACCTTTTTCCCAATATATGACTGGCGCTTTGGGGATTTGTGGCATTGTGTTGCTGAGCATGGTTATGCCTACAACCGGCTTTACGATGATATGTATAAAGCGGGCGTACCGTTTTCGCAGATGCGCATTTGTCAGCCCTATGGAGATGATCAGCGCAAAGGTTTGGATTTGTTTCACAAGTTGGAGCCTCAAACATGGTTCAAGGTTGTTCAGCGTGTGAGGGGTGCAAATTATGCTGCACGTTACTGCAGACAGCGTTTCTTAGGCTATCATGGGGGACTGGGTTTGCCACCTACATTTAACACATGGCGGCAATATAGCCAATTTTTGCTGCAGAGCATGCCATCTCCTGTACGCAAAATCTACCAACGCCGCATTGTGCGTTTTATCCGCTGGTGGGAGCAACACGATTATCCGCTGCAAACTTGGCCTGATGCTGGGGAGCCGGCGTTGGAGAACCGAAAAAAGCAACCATCTTGGCGTCGTGTAGGGTTGTCTTTGCTGAAACAAGATATGGCCCGCTCACTGTCTTTTGGTTTTGCCCGGCGCGACCTGGATGTACTGGATCTGACCAAGAGAAAATAATGACCAAGATACATCCACAAGATTGTGAGTTTCTCCAATGGCGCTCAATTCATGATGAGGCAGCCTTTTTTTCCTGTATGGGGAAATTTTTTGCGAGTGCTACAGTACGCCGTGAGTGTGGAGGTTATCCGCTGAGTGACAATGACCTTTATCGTTGGTTTATTGTACGGAGAAAGGGTGATACACGGGTGCTTGGTTTCATCAGCCTAGAGCAGCAGTTTGATGTTGTTCGACTGCGTCACGGCTATCTGCGTACTGAAGCACGTGGGAACGGCTTGTTTCGGGCGTTACTTCAGCATGCATTAACTTATGTTGATCAACATCAGTTGGACTGTATAACGCGTCAGCCACAGTCAAGTGTGAAATATTTAGCCCGGTATGGATTCCATGTGCAGAGTATTCGAGGAGCCTGGGTTACCATGATAAGGAACGTGCATGTCACAAGTAACAAATTTGCTGGAACGTGCTCGAGCTCTGTTTTGTGAGCTTGAAACATTGCCTCTATCTAAACGGGTAGATGCCATCAATCAGCTACGCCAGTGTTTACACCAGTTCAGTCCATTTGCAGATGAGCCAGTTGATTGTGTGCAGTGGATACCTGAAAAACAAGTACAAGGCAATGACTATAACCCTAACACTGTTGCACCACCGGAAATGAGACTACTGGCTTTGTCTATTGATGCGGATGGTTTTACCCAACCAATTGTTGCACATCCTCAGAACGATGACAGCTACTTGGTTGTAGATGGTTTTCACCGATTACGTGTTGGCAAGAAGGCAGGGCGTATCCGGCAGCGGTTGCATGGCTACTTACCGGTTGTTTCTATCCGGGCAGAGCGTGGAAACTCTGCAGATCGAATTGCTGCAACCATACGACATAATCGTGCGCGAGGAGTGCATGGCGTTCAAAAAATGACAGATATTGTTGTTACGTTGCTTCAGGCGGGATGGGATGAAGTTGATGTAGCCAGAGAGTTGGGAATGGATGAGGATGAGGTTTTGCGCTTCAAGCAAGTATCCGGATTGCCCGATCTTTTTTGCCATCATGAATATTCCCAATCATGGGATTGAAGTAAGATTTACCGGAACTGCGAAGTTGCTTTGGGGATATGGCGAATTCAGATTGATGCAGACGAGATACCTCGCTTGATTGCTACTTTCGATATAAGTTCCGAAAAGCTTGTAAAGGCTTTTCGCAGTGATGAAACTAAAGACACTACAGCCGAGGGTTAAGATGCTAGCTACCCGTGTAGTGGCAACAGTAACTCCGGGCAGTTGGCGCGGGGATAAGAGGACTGCAGCACAGCGAGGCTATGGCTACCGCTGGCAGAAGTACCGTGTTGGATATTTACAGAAAAACCCATTGTGCGTGATGTGCCAAGCAAAAGGCATAGTCGAAGTAGCTGTAGTGGTAGATCATGTTATCCCACACCGGGGAGATAAAGTACTGTTTTGGGATACGGATATCGAACCGCAGCGCCATCGTGCAGGGGGCAGAACGTATAAATGCGCTGATCGAATGGGATGTGACGCAATACGCCACACAGTACGAGATCCAGTGGCGGCGCAACAATTCCAACTGGGTCGCGATGTCGCGTACCGGCACCACGTCAGCAGAGATCGAAAACACCTATGCAGGCGACTACGAGGCACGGGTCAGGGCGTTCAACTCTATCGGGTCGGCTTCGGTATGGGCCTATAGCGTACTGACAGCCCTGAACGGCACCATCGGCGAGCCGCCACAGGTTACCCACCTGACAACCAAAGGGATCGTATTCGGGATTGAGTTGAACTGGGGCTTTCCAGAAGGCCCGAACATCATCGAAAAAACCGAAATATGGTACAGCCAGACCAACAACTTCAGTGACGCGACCCGGCTGGGTGATTATCCCTATCCGCAGCGAACACAGACCCTGGTCGGGCTGTCTGCAGGCGCACGGCTTTATTTTTGGGCCCGCCTGGTTGATAAAAACGGCCTGGCCGGGCAGGTCTACCCTGCAGGCAATGGTGTGCTGGGAACGGCCAGCACAGACGCCAGCGAAATACTGGATTACCTGCGTGACCAGATCACCGAGTCGCAACTGGCCCAGGCATTGCTGGAACGCATCGAAGCAGGTGAGGGTGCAGCCATCAGTGTCGACCAGATCATGACCGATCTGGCTGCGATGTATAACATCAAGGTTCAGTATACGCTGGATGGGGTGCCGTACTTTGCCGGTATCGGAGTGGGGGTCGAGAACAACGAAGGCATCATTACCAGCCAGATCCTGTTAGCGGCGGCCCGCGTGGCGATTCTGGACGAATCCAGCGGCCAGGTCGTGACGCCGTTTGTGGTGCAGGGTGGGCAGGTATTTATCAATGACGCGATCATCGGCCAACTGACCGCGCAGCATATCAAAGTCAATGCCCTGTCAGAACTGACGGACAATGCGGGCATTCTGGTATCAGGCAAGTTACAGAGTGCAACGAACGGCAACTTTATCGACCTGAACGCCAGCGGAAGCCAGCAGGCCATTAACTTTGGCGGTGGTGCCATGACGCTCACAGCCAATGGCACCATGACCATTAACGCCATTGATGTGATCGGCACGCTGCAGATCCGGGGCAATGCGGTGACCACATCGGTGGCATCCAAAGACGGCACCACCTCCAGCGGGTCTACCAGTGCGATATTCCGCTCGCAAACCGATATCTATAACAGCTTGTCAGGAGCCAGGCTGATGTTGCAGGTTGGTCTGTCTTTTACGATCAGTGGCGGCAGCAGCGCCATGTCGGCTTATCTGGACATCGTGAGGAACAGTGTGGTGATCGAAACAATAAGTCTGGGCGGTGCTGCTGTAGGAGATTCGATACGCGTCCTTGCCGGCACGTTCACACACATGGATTACCCGCCCGTCGGGACCAGCACCTACGTTCTACGCATCCGCTGGACCGGGTCGGGGAACCCGACTTGCACATGCACCGATTCATCTTTGATCGGAACCATTTACAACCGCTGAACGCTGCCGGTAACGGCGGCTTTGTTTTTGAGGAAAAGAAACCATGGTATTCCAACAGGTCAATGTCGGCGCAACAGCCGATGACGGCACGGGCGACCCACTGCGACCGGCATTTCAGAAACTTAACGCCAATACCACAGAAACGCAAGCACAACTGGCGGCCAAAGCCGATGCACAGGACATCGGCGAAAGACTAGACAGCCAGCAGGAGCAGATAGACAGCAAGGCCAGTCAGGCGTCAGTGACAGAACTGACGCAGCGGGTGCAGGACAACACAACCGCTATCGGTAATGTCAAGAACGCAACAACGCCCGCAGCGCTGTCCGGCTCCGGCCTGAAGGCCAGCACCGACGGCACAAAAATTGATGTCAACCATGGCGACGGCCTGACAGTGGACAGCAATGGTGCATTGGTGGTCGATCCCGATCTGATCGAGTCTATCGAAGGCAAAGCCGACCAGGAGGCATTACAGGCAGTGGCGGAAACCATCGGGGAAAACACTAGCCGTATCCAATCCCTCGAAGATAGCGCGGTCGATGCGGTTGACCTGGCAGGTCCTGGGTTGAAAGCGCAGGATGGAAAACTGACACCCAACATCGGATCGGGCCTAGAGATATCGACCAGTAACCAGTTGCAGCTCGCTGCGGATTTTGTGGAAACCGTGAACGGCAAGGCCGATGAAGAAACGGTATTAGCGGTCGCCGAGGTGGTGGGTAACATGCAAACTAGCAAGGTCGACGTGTCAGCGAAGGCCACCAGCGCCGATATTCAAAACGGGGCTGCGGATAAGTGGGTGGATGCTGCCGGGCTGGTGCAGTATATGTCTGACCGCTTTGCAATTATCTACCCGAATGGGGGCAATGCTGCAAGTCCGGCCAATGTAACGATCAATAACCGCTACACGATTCCTACCCCGTTTCCAGGGCACGAGATTGACTTCAGAATTCAACTCCAGTTTGGAGGAGAGTGGAGTTGCGTAGCCTCTTACAACTACTATAACAGCGGTGGTATTGGGATTGTGGCAGATGTCGTTAACGATGTTCTGCGGGTTCAGACCGGTAGTTATGCGCTCTTTGGCTCCCCTGCCGGTACGCTTAATGTTTTTGTTGGGGCATCACAAACAACAACCGCACCTTGCCGGATTAAAGTTTGGAGGGTGGATTGATAAAGCCACCTTCAGGTGGCTATTGGGATATGTGCTTTGACTACTGGGGCATTAGTAAGAGTTATGCGTATAACACTGCCCGTTGATACATACAGTTTTTGTATATGAAGAAGTCAGATGACACAGATTTTCAGTTGCTGTGACATAGGCATTATCAAAATCAGGGAAAGTTAATGCGATATGCGCTACCCCACATGGATTACCATCCACTCCTGGCCCTGCATAATATGATGGCAGTGCAAGTTGAGGAGCAAAATTACCCAGGTGCTGGCCGTTCTGATAAACCATTACAGAATTACCGCTGGCCCCTAGTTTCATCATCCATTCAACGCCGTTGGAGCCATCCACCCAGCGAAATGTGCCTGCAGTATATGATTTCTGGATACATACGGATACGGAATCCGTTGTGCCACAATGTCTGACTTCCTGTGCATGTGCTGAAATAGCAGCAATAGAAACCAGAAACGCTCCCAGTAATATTTTCAGTGCTTTCATAATTAATTTCCTTTATTTGGTTTAAAGAAGTTTTATGATAAGCGCATGAAATATGCATATGTGAACGTTCTTGTTTAGGCAGGACTTAAGTCACCTCCGGGTGGCTTTTTTAATGAACAGTAAAAGACGGGCGACCTGTTGATGTGGGTGATGACTGGAATCTACAGTAATAAATCTTCAAGCTCCTGTAGGAAGTCCCGGCGGGCGATGACTCCAACTCCTGGGTTCAAATTTAAATCAGCAACAACCTGATCATAAAGGTCTCTACCATAGCTGGCTGGAACTGTACCATCGTTTCCATGTGCAGGATGTGTTTGTGCTGCTCTACCTCCGACAACATTATTCTGATTGTAAAACTGGATAATTAGATCACGCGCCCTGTTATAGTCCCTGTTTTTGATTCTAGCCATATGTCCTCCTGGGTGGTAGCTGTCTACGCTTTGATTATGAATGATGGCTTGGCTTTATATTGGTAAGACCAGACTTGTAGTCGGATACAATGCCACAATGCTTGAAATCCTTTTTTGCCTTGTTGTGGGTATATCAGACGGCGACACCCTTAAAGCCCGCTGCGGCGAACCTGGAAACTATGAACAAGTACGGGTGCGCATTGTTGCAATAGATGCACCCGAAAGAGAGCAGGACTACAGCGCTAAATCCAGGGAGTATCTAAGTGACCTATGCTATCGGGTCAATGCTCAGATTGTTGTGCATGGTCGGGATCGTTACGGTCGCATCGTTGGTCAGGTAATCTGCAACGATGTTGATGCAGGATCTGCGCTGGTCGAGGAAGGTCTGGCTTGGGTCTATCCGCAGTACGCCAAAGATCATAAATACCTGTACGGATTTCAAGACCACGCTCAGAATGAGGAACTCAATATCTGGTCGATGCCTAACCCCGTCCCGCCCTGGGAGTGGAGAAGAGAATCAAGAGAATGAAAAAATGGCTAATGTTGTTATTTGTTTTAATGCTCACTGGAGTAAGTTACGCTGAAAAGCTATCGTATGAAATAGACGACGAAGCCACAAGTGCGGCAATTTGGAACGTTGGTGATAGTATCCTGAAGAAAAACCTGGATGATCCTGAGCTTGCAAGCGAAATAAGATTTTTAGGCATTACAGTTGATGGAAATTTTATTGTACAAAATTTTTATTTAGTTAATGAAAGTAAAGCTACAGATCCGTACCTTGTGAAGCCTTCTAATGTCTCATATCTGGGGGTTTATAAAAGTTATTATCCTACAGGCGAAAGATGGACTGAAAATTATATTTCCCCTCCTTATGGGATCAATATCAGCTGGTTTGAAAATGGGAACATCAGTGGCTTGATGTTTTCGGATGCCACGAATATTGTGGGGATCACTTTTAGGTGGGATGAGACAGGATACTTATCATCTATGTCAGTATATGGGGAAAACAATCGGCTTTTAACATGGATTCTTTTTAGTGAGAGTGGGCGAATTATGTCGCAGTCATTACACAACCCAGAGAACCCTAATCTGGAATGCACCTGGGATTTTGGTCGTTTGGTTGTCAAACAATGGGAGTGTCCAGGAGCAAAATAATAATACAGAACAGGCTTAGCCGCTTTGAGGCGGCTTTTCGTTCACATATGTCCTTATTGTCCTAATAAAGTGAGTGTGAGTTGTCATGAAAGTGGCGCTCTTTCTATCACATATCACAATAAGGAAATACATATGATGAATACATCCAAAACAAATGAAGCAACACAGGTCGTGACAGCCGTAGCAGCATCTCCAGCGCATCTGAAATATTTTGGATATTTTTCAAATGAAAGTGGGACGCCACCGAATGTAACTTATCAATTAGAAACCAATCCCCATACGACGATGATGCATTTGGCGTCGCTGTGGTGGGATACAGCACGGTTGCGTAGCGAACTTGCTATGGCAAAGGAAAATGGCATTAAAGTTATCTTAAGTGTGGATGGTTTTGTTTTTAACGAAAATTCTTTTGTTATCAGCCCATCTGCTCAAGAAAACTGGAGCACATTGGCACAAGAACTTTATGTCAATGGATTCATTGATATTGAATTCCCTGAAAATGGAACCGTAGTTTCGTTCTACCTTGTTGATGAGCCTAATCTACATGGTTTCACTGATTATGGAACTCAGCCTAATCAGAATCTTCAAAGATTAGTCAATATCATGCGTGGCAACCCTTTGACACAGAATATACCTATTTCAACAATCGTTGCATATCATGCAAGTATGATGTCTTTCAAAGCGACTGCACAGCTGTATGATTGGGTTGGCTATGACCACTATGGCCCAACGACTGCACAATATTTGTCAGAGTTTGATCAAACCTTCAAGCAGGGCTTAGGAATAGGCTCCCATCAACGTACAATGCTGGTTCCTTTGTGTGCCCAATTAACGTGGAAGGGCTTTAACCAATCTTGGTATTCAGATCCATATTCGATTCTGGAAAAGGCAGCATCTGATCCATCTGTCATTGCGATTGTGCCGTTTATTTGGCGTACCCCGGGGGGTGATACTATTGCTGGATTAAGGGAACCAGCAATGTCTAACTTGCGTGTAGGTTATGAAAACGTTGGACGATCTATTAAAGCTGGCCCAGCAGGATATAACTCAGAATTTGTATCGCAAAGTATCCCTCAAACCATGCAAAGAGGGGGAAATTACCAAGTGACCGTGCAATACAAAAATAAGGGTAACACCTGGCAGCCAGGAGCCGTAAGGTTAGGAACACAAAACCCGCATGACAATATGACTTGGGGGACTTCCCGTGCAGAACTTTCAGGAAGTGTTGGTTTTAATGGCATTGCAACTTTAACTTTCTTTGTACGTGCACCAAGTGCACCTGGTGTATACGACATGCGTTTCCAGTTGTTGCTTGAGGGGCAAACATGGTTTGGGCCAATGACGCCAAATATGAAAGTAACTGTTGTTTGATTGAATAAGCATAATTACTTAACAAAATTTTAGCCGCCTTCGGGCGGTTTTTCGTTCACATATGCCCTTATTGCCCTATTAAAGTGAGTGTGAGCTGTCATGAAAGTGACGCTCTTTCTACTACATATCACAATGAGGAAATACATATGATGAATATAGGACTTTTACATCCCACCGTGGATGAGGGTAAGGCATCCTCGGCAATAGCTGCTTCGGCGCAGCCGGCAGTACAGGTAACAGCGACTAGCGCCGCATCGCATCTGAAATACTTTGGTCACTTGCATACAGAGAACGGGCGCCAAAGTGAGGTAGTTAATCATACCAACCTTTCGGTGATTTTCTGGTCTGATTACAACCAGCTTGCCCGGGATTTGGCGATAGTCAAGGATAAAGGCAATAAGGCGGTGATCAGCACCCCTTACTTGTATGCCCCTTCAACTGAGGGCGGGTACTACACCCTTGATCAGTTTGCAGAAACAAAGTGGCTTGGTTTTATGAACCGATTAGTAGGCGATGGTTTTTTTGCTCCAAACGATGTTGAGAATGGGACCGTTATCGGGTTTTATCCGGTAGATGAACCTGAGCAACACGGCTTGGTGGATGTGAATGGCGCACCTTCTCCCGTGTTGGCACAGATTGTGAATATCATCCGCAGGAATAATCATTCACAATATGGAGCACTTGCTGTTTGTACTAGTATCAATTATGGACGCGCCATTGCCGGATTGCGGTTGTTTGACTGGATCGGCATAGATGAGTTTACCCCAGGGGATGGACAAAGCACCAGTGAGGATTTCTATCTGTATTGGTTTAGAAGGCTTCAAAGTGAACTTCAACTCAACGCCAAACAGCGTATGTTTGTTGTTCCGTGTGCCTATGTAACTCAAAATGATACAAGAGCACATGATCCATTCAGAATGTACGCTTACGCACAAAGTGATCCAACTGTGCTGGCAATTGTGACATTTTTGTGGAATTCTGGGTATGACGAAACAGGGACTTTCATTGGGTTAGGGTCAGGGGATTATCGGTTGCAAAATTACCGTCAATGGTGGGATCAGATCGGGAGACAGGTGAAATACTCGCATGCTAATGCGCAGTGGATTGGACACTTGATTCCATCGACGATGATTGCGGGTAGACCATACGATATTCGCGTGGACATGCGTAATACAGGCAATGTGAAGTGGGAGTTGGGTGAAGTGTTTCTGGGTACACAGAATCCGCAGGATAACTTCATTTGGGGCGCTCATCGTGTGTGGCTGCCTTCCAGAATCGAACCTAATCAGACGGCAATTATGGTGTTTCCGGTGATGGCGCCATCAACGCCTGGCGTTTATAACCTGCAAGGACGGATGGTAGGGGATCATGGCAACTGGTTTGGTGACTATACACCTAACGTGGCTGTCAACGTGGTTGCTGGTTAATGCAGTTTTATCGGTATTAAACCGTTCACCTAACAACAAGTGAGCCGTCTACGATGAAGTAGGCGGCTTTTTTATTGGGCAAGAAGAAAAGGAGAAACCGTGCTCACCAAAATCCAAAAAATCATCTCAACAGTCAAGAGTCCGGACGTTATGCCGGATGTGAAGATGGCCGCAGCCAATACGGTTGGGGGTAGCTTTATTGCTGGCATCACCTGGAATACGCTGGTTGCCATAGCAACCTTTGTTTACTTTGTCGTGAGCATTGTCTATGTACTGATCAAGTGCCATAAGGCGATCAAGGGGAGGGGTGGAGATGACTAAAACCAGATACACGCTGGCAGCACTTGGAGCATCGGCGGCCGTCATTGCTTCCATTGCCGGATTCGAGGGGTTTAGAGACAAGGCATATCCAGATCCGGTGCATGGATGGGATGTACCGACCATAGGTTATGGCACGACAGCAGGCGTCAAACCCGGTGACACCATTACCAAGGACGAAGCGATAGAACGCTTAGGGGCGGATGTAAATAAGTTTGGTGAAGAGATAAAGAAGTGCATCGGCCCTGACGTTCCTCTGTCTCAAGGTGAATTTGATGCCTTTGTGAGCCTGTCCTATAACGTGGGGACTGCCAAATTTTGCAGGTCTTCTATACCATTGAAACTGAGGAATGGCAGGCATGATGCTGCCTGTACAGCAATCCTCACATTCAAGTATCTACGAATCAATGGGAAGCCCTTTGATTGCAGCACGCCAGGAAACAGAATATGCGCAGGCCTATGGACTCGCAGGCAGGCAGAGTACCAGAGGTGCATCAGTGAATAAAAAACCCCGCCAAGGATGGATACGGAGGCGGGGTAAAGCGTTGAACTACGCATTAAGCAAAGGAGTTACAAAGCGGCTTAATGCGCATGCGGATATTACATCCGTTACCAAAGGTTGTCAATGTTATGTAAAGAAGCTTTGTTAACTTTAAGTAGTGGCTTTGGCTATTAAGGCATCAACAGCTATTCGGGATTTTCGAGCCGCTATTGATACCCGTACCGGGGATTCCCGCAATAAACAAAAAGCCCCGCCAAGGGATGTTACCGAGGCGGGGGTATAAGCTTAGTCAATCACGTATTAAGAATGGGCTCTTGATACGCAAGCAGAGAATACATCTGCCATATATGGCTGTCAACGGGACAAACAGGGATTTGCGATTTTGGGCGTCTACTAATTCACATAATTGATGAATAAAAAAAAGAACCCGCCGGGGTAGGCGGGCATAACCACTTATTCACATTAAACAGGGCGCTTAATGTGCACGCGTAGAGTACCCGTATTGGAGAAACCTTGATATGAGTGTGATTAAAAAGTACCTGCCAGAGATCGGCGCTGTTCTGGCTATTGTGGCGCTGCTGTTGTGGGGCACCGTTCAGACCTTCCGGCTTGAGGCAGCCCGCCATGAAACAGTGATGGTCACGCTGGAATTTGAAAGCTACAAGGTGGCTCAGATGCAAGCAATGCTGTTGGAACGGCAGCGCGAACTTGAACAAAGGGAGATTGAACGCAATGAAAGCGAAAAAAGGGAACAGCAGATTATGGATGATCGTGACAGCGCTATTGCTGAGCGTGACGGGGTGCGCTCAGAACTCGCCCGTGTACGTCAGGCAGCAAGTCGATCCGCTACCGGCAATTGCACTGCCGCCGCCCATACCATCCGAGTGCTTACCGAGTTGCTTGAAGAATCTGACAGACTGGCGGGAGTCTATGCACAATACGCTGACACAACTCGAAACCGCTTACTGACGTGTAACGGGTTTTACAATGCGAGGGCAAACAAGTAAGCCCGCTTTTTGCGGGCTATTCTTAAAATGAGCTAAAGTTTAGCTGTATGGTAAAACTCATTTAGGAGGATACCACCAGCAACCATCTCTATCAGCATATAAACCTGTACCATTGTACTCGTTGCACAGTGCAGGGCCCCATGGGCTAGACGGAATATCTGGAAATACGGGTTCGGGGGGATACCATATCATGACACCGTCCACCCTTCTTAAATACTGATCTTTGATGGAACATGCCAGCTTTCGGACATTGTCGCCTTGTTTACCACTGGCAAACCAGGCAAATTTGGCATCAATGAACCTCGGATTGCCTGAAGGAAATTCTCGCTCATAACGATCTTTGACAAGGAAGTGACACAGTTGATCCAAGGTGCCAGTAACTCGACCGGTAGAAATATCTGCTGAAGCGGCTCCTGCATAATAAGGTTCTGTTTGGGCGTGGACTGTAGAAATCAGTGAAAACATACCTAATGCAGCAAAAGCTGCAGCCAATCCTTTTTTAGTCAAACTCATCTTCATCGTAGTCTCCTTTAAGTAGATGAGTTGCTATGATCGTTTATAGATTGCCTTTTATGTGAACAGGCTCATGCTTGTGTGGTTGGCGTTAGCTTCAATCTACGCTGAATACGCAGACCGGAATGTGATAGAACTTGATGCTTGTTTGGCAGCATACTGAAAAGAGTATCCTGGACACATGAGGTATGCAGACCAGTCTCACATTGCCGGAGTAGTGTGTGAGCGCTCCTACAATTCGATCATTGAAGTGCTGAACTTGCAGTAAGGTAACCAATTACGTAAAATACGGGGCTTGTTATTTAACTATGCAAATGAGTTAAAAGACACATTCCTATTTAAGTTCATTTCAGATTGAAGTGCTTCCATAAATAAAGCGCTTGCTTCGTCATTATTAAATAGCCCGGGAAAACGGATTAAAAAATAAACGCTGCTCCCGATATTTTTGACTGGGGAAGTAAAAATAATTTGAAAAGCAAGATTAATTCCATAAGTGTATCTCTTTGTATCTTCCTGCCTATACCACTCTCCAATATAGTTAATTTCTTTTATTTTATTTGCAGAGATTCTTTCATTACCCACCGTGATATGTTTTGAGAAAAAAGTTACTTTTTTTGCTCTTATATAGCAAAGAAGCAGTTTGGGGCCATCGCTTGTGAAGCACGCTGCTACAAATACTACCCCAAGAGGAATGATTACGAATAATAAACCCTGTGAGTCACCTTTTAATGCGGCTACTATACTTATGGTCAGCAGAATGGCTATGAAAATAAACAAACCAATCCCATGTTTTAACGCTCTTTCCGAATTACAGAACCAACCATTTTTACTTAAAATTTCCATCGGAGTGTTTCCTTAACAATGTAAAACAGGTCAACCACAAAAGGGTTATCTGTTATTTATCTCGTCCCGTCCTTTAGCGCTGAAAACAAAGTACCACGTCCAAAAGAGTCCCAAAAACATAAAACCATATGGCAGCAGTGGCGCATGGTTGTAAGGATTGGGAATTTGGGCTAATACTTTTGCATAACCTTCTGGTAGGTTGATGTTGGGGTTTTGGGGATCGTAAAGAATTTTTTCCGGAAATGTTCTTCCCAAAGTGATTCGGGCTGTTGGCATATATCTGGTTCCATGCTTTTCACTAAATACCTTCAGATCAGAATAGTACTTTCTGTTATCAACCTCAAAAGTGTATCGGTAGAGATATATATGAGGACGTTTAGGAGGAAATTTGGATATATCAACATCTGTCTTAAGATATTCTATTTCCCCTGTTTGCACACATTGCTGAGGTTGGCAGTTGAGTGCCAGTAGATGTGCAGCCCGTTCTTGCAGTGGGGCGTAGTATTTATTTGTATTGTCTTGCTCTTCTTTTATGCTCCACAGCGCTAGGATGATGATCACAAGCCCCATAAATTTGAAGAATATTTTTTCGATCAT